TAGATAAACTAATATAATCCGTGCAATCCTCATAATTAGATAACAAGAATTGCATTCCGTTTTTCAATTCAATAATCATACATATCTCCTTTATTGGTCGGTTACATAAAATACATGCATTTCGAATTGAGTTACTTGTCTAGTTGGGTCAGCTATACATTGCCATCTAAGTACATCATTTGCATTTAATACTTTTAAGAAAACCGATGAAGCCGCACATGTATAGAATGTAGCGAACATGTCAAACTGATCGGTAGCCCATTCTCCAGAATTATCAAGTTTATTGACTGTATATCCAATTCCATATGTACCATTTTGTTGCACGTTTGTACCGTGTACACGACAAACAATCAGGTACATTCCTTTTTTCTTAATCTGCATGGATGGATAGTTCTTATCGGCATCAAAGTGCTGCGAAGCATAAGCTGGGTCATATACATAAACGCCAGTGAACCTATGCCCAGCCATACCTGAGTTCATGTATATTTTCGAACTGCTACTCGGTACATGATATCCTTGAGCAACATAATGCATTGCTGGGCTGGCTCCTTTATAGCGGAATAATGCTGCGCTGATTCCATTTGGAGTGGATATATTTCCATTAATATTTGCTGAACCACCAACAGTCAGATCACTTCCAACATTGAGTTTTCCACCGACCTTAACGTTATACTTACCCATCCATAACGCATACCGACCAACACCTAATACGGCTGTTGCTTCAACTGATTCGCCAAATCCATCCGTTACTTTCACCTTAATTGAAAAGCTCTGGACGTAATTAAGGTCTGTATAGTCCTTCGTGAAGGTTATCGTTCCACTGCTTAGCGTTGGCCTTACGGATGTACCACTTGACTCGTCGTTACGCTGAATGGTCATAGAAATCGTGTTATTGAGAATAGTAGAATATGACCCACTTGCGACGAGTGTTCCTTTAGCTGAAGTTTCACTTTCTCTTTTTAAAGTAGCTGTTATAAACGGTTTAGCATATTCATAGAATGTCTGTTCAGCTTGATTACTAGATTGCAGGCCTCTACTGTCAGTAGCAGTTATTTTATATGTTCCGTTCGATTTATTAGAAATATAACCTGTATAAGTGCCATTATTGTTTGACAGTGCAACACCATCACAACTTACTGTTTTAATATTTGCTGAATATTTAGCACTTACTTGTACAGATACTAATTTCTTCGAAATCGTCTGTACTGTCACATTAGGATTCTTTGCTTTTACACCAGCGTGCTGTTCTGTCAAAGTGATTGCTCCAACAGTAGGTTCCGAGTTGCTTGGAATATGCAGACTGAAACCACATGATTTCGTATCGCCGATTTTTGTAGAGCCACTATATGTTTCAACATAAATTGCACCATATCCAACAGTAGCTGTAGTAATTTGGTCAAGAAGAGAAGTAGGTGGAGTCCATGAACAGTTGTCTACTACACCTGTGGCAATCACACCTGTCTTTTTTCCAAATGAATATGAAACTTTGTGCGTGAAACTAGCTTGCTTATTCATGTGGATAGTACAAGCTGTTCCAGCAGTAATATCAGGAGAATTACCTGGATACGTATTAATGGATGGTTGTGATGCTCTAGCAATCTTGGTAAGAGTTAGAGTAAACTCACCATACGGCATATTTCCGTAACCAGAAGAGTAATATGACCCAACCGTAGCCGAGCCTGTTCCATCAGCATTATGAGGTGCCCAGAAACCGCCACTGACTAGTTGTACCCATCCATTAGCTGATAAATGCGAGTTTGTATACCCATTTGCACCTGTTACATTGCAGTCAACGTTATAAGCTGAGTAACTACTACCTAAGATCCATAATTCTGTGGAGATATAAGATCGGTTATTTGCAGTATCAACCTGCGTTTCATCTGCATAAACATGAATACTGGTGTGAGAAGTTATTCCATAATTTCGTCTTTCTGTTGCCATTAATTAACATCTCCTATCCAATAGAAAGCAGTGCCATGCTCTCCGTCAATAGTTGCTAGCTCTGCTCTGTGAGCACCGAACATCATGTAGTCACTAACTGCTAAATTGTTAATATGGGAAGCTGTTCCGAACTTAGCAACTTCAGTATTATTTGTAAATATATGCATACCATCAGCTTGTATTTGTGCGTAGTTCGTAGAGTTTGCCGCTTCAAGAACTTGTACACCTGTAGAGTCCGCCTTAACAACTTGATCTAATTTACTGACGCCTTGCCATGCATTATTAGCAAGTAAGTTTGCATCATTAGAAGCTTTCTGTGCTGCTTCAGCTTGCTTTTTAGCTATCTGTGCTGCTGAACTTGCAGCTGCTGAATCAGCTTTTGCCTGGTCCGCTTTAGCATCAGCTTTATTTGCAGTATCTTGAGCATTATTCGCGGAGTTTTGAGCGTTATTAGCATTTGAATTAGCCTTGTCAGCACTGGATTGAGCATTGTTAATACTTTCGTCCACATCTTCTGGAGCAGGAGTCCATGCTGTAGGCTTATTACCAAATTCAGCTTTAGGCGAACTAATCCAACAAATACTCTTTTTTCCAGGACGTGAATTACATGTAAAATTAAAGTTTGCTTCTGTACTATCTTCGGCTATCCTATATGTTGCATAGATATAGTTCCATCCAACTTTCAAATCAGAAGGGCTTGGAATATTCACTGGATAGGATGTATTTGGAGTGAACCATTGCATAACGCCATTATGTGTAAATGTAATTCTAAACTTATATCCGTCAAGTTGGCCTACAGTTTGTATATAAATCCACATAGAAATTGTTATATCCTGTCCTAGAACATCAGCCAAATTCCACGTAGATTTAAGACTACCAACTACTGTGTATTTTGTTGACGTACCTGATGTATTATCACAAATGAGTTTCAATGTGTTATTAGCGAATTTTGTATAAGTATTGTCAACGTAAATTTCTTCGGTTTTTTCAAAATCTTTAAACGCTGTATTTCTTAATAAATTTCTGCCGCCAACAACAATTCCTTCAGGAGTTGAACCTATAGTATATGAAGTGCTCTTTGTGTCATCAGTATAAGTAATTACAATTCTAGTCCATAAATATGGATTATCAGCTGTTGTTTTAGGTGGAGTACTAGACCATGTACCCGTTGGAGTTGTAGTACCATCTTTCCAAATCTGGTAAGTGACTTCAGTAGACTTAACACCACGTCCAGCACTTCCATTTTGACCGTTTGTGCCATTAGTGCCTTGGTAAGCAACCGAGTAAGCAGTTGTAGAGTTGCCGTCCGAGTAAGTAACCACCGTCTTAGTCCATAAATACTGACCTTTAGCAACATCAGGTGGATTAGCTAGCCAAGTGCCTGTAGGAGTTGTAGTTCCGCTTGTAGAGGCTTGGTAAGTAACAGACTTGGCTGTGATTTTGACTGAAGTTCCATCCTTACCGTTTGTGCCATCGTTCACTCGTATTAGAGTTATCGTAGCATTCGCCTTAACAGTCATAAATTAGCCCTCTAGCTGAGCACTGAATGTCGCCTTGTTGCTTACGTCTCCTGCACCGATTGTATATGTTGCACCTGTTGCTACTGAAGTTGCTCCGCCATCTTTATACCATTTGATAGTTCCTAAAGCAGCCAAATTAGATCCTGTAACTTCAACACCACCCTTGTAGACATGAGCTGTTAAAGTTGTAGCAATTGCAGTGTTTTTAAAGATTGTTCCAGCAGAAGATGTGATTGCCATTGTGATTGCATCCAATCCGTCTTTGCCATTGATGCCATTAGTGCCCTTATAGGAAACAGAGTAAGATTCTGTCTTCTGACCATTGGAATAAGTCACAACAGTTTTAGTCCAAAGGTACTGTCCATTAGGAACTGATGGAACTGTAGTACTCCAAGTACCTGTTGGTGTAGTTGTACCACTCGTGCTTACCTGATATGTAACTGATGTAGAAGTGATGGATACGCTTGTACCGTTTGAACCGTTAATGCCATTTGTGCCTTTGTAAGATACAGAATATGCTTCTGTAGATTTGCCGTCAGAATATGTAACAACTGTCTTTGTCCATAAGAACTGTCCGTTAGGAACGCTCGGAATATCAGCTTTCCATTCACCTGTAGGCTTTTCTGTACCACTAGTACCTACTTGGTATGTGACAGATGTTGATCTTACAGTAACAGAGGTTCCATTTTGACCAGTATTGCCCTTAAACGCAATGGAGAAACTGAATGTTTTTTCGATTGTGATATCGCCGTTCACTACAATTGGAATAGTAATTGTTCCACTCTTTGTTAGAGCTGATGTAGCTGTAATTGTGATTGTTGGTTCTGGACTCTTGCCATCACTTACAGCACTGATTCCTGTAGGGCATGTGATTGTTCCTACCGTACATGCCACTTGCTCACTGCCACATAAAGCCATTACTTTTGTGTTAGTAGTCTGAGTACCATCTACTGCGTTTGTAGTTCCTAAGAATGTGTAGTTGTCGTTTGTAAGAATGACCGAATATCCATCGGTCAAGTCGATTACGTCAATCTGATTGACTGCCTTAATTGCCATTTGTTACCTCCTAAATATTTAGTTCGCAATTAAAAACTGCCTTGAACCTAATGTCCTTGGCAGAAAGAGTAAATATAAATCCTTCATCGTTTAGTCTTGAGTCGTTTGAAGGAATTTCAGAAAATTCGGTTTCTCCATAACGCTTAATAAGCCATCTCAAATGAGCCTGGTCTCCGAATGTCTTTTTTAATGCCGTTGAATTGTCTATTACATTGCCTCCGACATAAATACTGACTGTGAATATAGTAGCCACAGAGCTGTTCTTAAATGTCGTTCCATTACTTGAATCTATATAGAGCAGAATCGCATCATCACCACTGCTTCCATCATTCCCTTGTACACATGATGGTTCAGAGTAACTTATTTCACCTTTTTTGTTTTCTGTTCGCAAACGCTGCCAGATATAGTTGGAATTAGTCCAAGAAGGTCTTTCTTCACTCCACGTTCCACCTATCAACTCCGTCGGTGATGTAGACACATACCACTCGGTTACTGCTTCAGAAAGACTGGATGTGATAGTATTCTCTGTATCTTCATCAAACGAGCCAATTTGCAAAGACTTGGCTTTAATTAGATTGCCGTTCATCTCACCAAAGGTGATGTTTGACGCATTAATCTGACCGTCTATGGTGATTGCTACATTGTATTTACCGTTAACACCTTTATCTGTCCCACCAATACCCTCATAGTTCAATCGCAATACCTTGGATGCAGTTTCTAAAGAATTGCCATCATACGCATACAGCTCATTTGTTTCTCCGTTTGAATTTACAGACAGAATAACATGACCATTTGTTCCGCCTCGAATCTTGTCAACTGCCTTATCGATGCTCCCTTGCACAGCTGATATAGTGTCTTTCTTCACAGATTCCGCTTGATCGTGTGCTTCTTGCTTGATAGTTTCTGAGAGTTTACTTTTCGCAGAACCAATAGATATCGATTCATATCGCTCTGCCAGCACATCATAAACAGTTTTGTTTACGATTGCCTTAACGCTGACTCCTAATTCCTCAAACTTTACAGTTACTGTATCGCACAAACACACCCTCTCTAGAGGCGCTATTGCTTTGAATTCTTCGCTATTCCACAATGGAATGAATTCTACATCAACGCTCACAGAAGGATTGCCTATGCGGTTATTTACTGCGTAATTTGAGGCCTTTGCATTCAGCTGTTCAACTGTTGGGATTTCTTCGAAATCATAAGAACAGTCAAGCATATAGATATATTCGCGAGGGTAGCTGTCATGGTTTGCGATGTACTGAATACCACCGCTTAATAGCTGTTCTTTACCGTCTTCTTCTTTCTGCCAAAAAGCGAGTACACCAGTGTAAACAGATTCAATGGATGATTCCATCTTGCATCCTGTCAGGTTCTTTGCGTATCTGATAGACACACCACTGTCAGTACCTCTGTGTGCATGGAGTTTAACATTGAATTTATCAAACTCATACTCACACCCAGCATTCCCGCTGAAAGTGTCTAGAATGCTCCCTTTTGTTCCACCTAAAAGGCTGCCTAAAGTACCAGGCAGTCCCACATTGAATTTGCTTGATTCATTAACAATATCTGTATAGAAAGTAAATGGATGCTTGATCAGACTGTACTGTTTGAGTCCACCAAGTGCATCATTGATACCTTGTGCATTAAACGGTGATACAGGAATACCATTCAATCGATATCTGACATGCTGTGCATAAACTTTAGCAGTCATCTTATCCATTGAAGGAGTAATTTCCTTGATGTCAAATGGCTGTGGCTCTGATGTCTCGTTTGGCTTAGCGTAAATAATCCGATTTGGTTCAATCAGATCATAATGCAAGCCGCCAACCGGATATTCCATTTCCAATTCGTAGCAGCCATTTCTTTCTTCTGTGACTTTGCAAGAGATTGCATCAGGCAACGATCCTAAACCGTTGCTCTTAAATTCCATTTCTGTTGATTCATATAACTTTGGGATCACAAAGTCCACCACCTTGGAGTAATTTCTACTTTTGTAATTCCAGCTCCTAGCGTTATTCCATTGGTTCCTGGTACCAACGTCGGAAAGTCTGTCAAAGATACATAAGAGTTGCGGTTTGCAGTACCCTCAAAGCAGTCCTGGATGTCACAGTCAACATCGATATACTCTGTTGGAGCTTTCAATATTTCGATTGTCTGTTTTCCAATCTGAACAATACCTTTGCCGTAGATACGTATCAATGGTTTAGCAGTCTGCACAGTTGGATTATTAATGGATCCAGTCTTTGTAAACACTGTTTTCTGCTCGCCATTCTTCAGCCACTTTTCAGGCTGACAGTCAAATGTGAGTCTGAATACTGCTTGTGTTTCAGTCTTTACAGACAGCTGCATTGCTTCTAAATACATAGCTTTCTTATAGACATCAGGTTCAAACGTGTCTTCAATTCGTTGGTACCCATTTAAACTGTGCAAATAATTAGATAAACCTCGCACATTACTGATCATTGATTTTGGAATATACATGTCATACCACAGTTCTCGATTAACAAATTTCTCTGATCCAGCTATTGTGAGAGTTCCATTCCTTCCTGGGACGTCGTATGTATCTACAGATCTACTTGGGGAGTCAAACGCATTTGAATCATATATATAAGCATTAAAAGAGGAGGAACTAACTCCTCCAATTGAAAAATAATCCATTAGAATGCCCTCCTCTTAATTTCCTTATTTAAAATTTTGCCTACTTCTTCAGCAAGCTTCTTTTCGTCCTGATCCTTTGCATAAACATTGATTACAATTGGTCTATCATCTTTAAAGTCGCTCTTTGCTTCCTGTACGGCAGTAGTAATATCGCGCATGAGCTGTGATCTTCCGTACAGAACCTCTTGTCCAGCTTCGCCACCACCTAACAGTTTTCCGTTCATGGAACCGAAGATCTGAGCACCGTCTAAGATACGTGGCTCATCCATTGCCTTTGCATACCATGAGATGCCTAATGATGGAATCTTACCTTTCAACAGATCTCCTACACCCCATCCTCTAGGACTGATAGAAAAGTGTGGCATTGGAATATGTGGCCATGAAATATTAAAGTTAAAGAATCCTTTAATTGTATCGATAACACTTTTCACGATATTCTTTGCTTTGTTCAGAGGTGTTTCAATTGCGGATTCAATTCCGTTCCATACAGATGTTGTAGTATTCTTGATCACATTCCATACGGTTGTAATTACGGACTTAATGGTGTTGAATACTGTAGAAATAACAGAAGAGATCTTATTTACTACACCAGAAATTGATGAAGAAATACCATTCCAAGTACTGACTGCAGTCGAAGAAATGCTTACCCAGAGATTCGAGAGAAAAGACATGATTGCATTCCATGTGCTTGTGATGAATTCTCTAAACTGTTCGTTATTGTTCCACAATTGAGTCAATGCAATTATGATTCCAGCTATGGCAGCTATAGCCAAAGAAACTGGATTCAAGCTCAATCCTGTAATAGCTGCACTGATTGCATCAATCAGTCCTGGCAGCGCAATGACAGCTTCCGTTGCCGCAAATGCAGCAAATGCGCCTGCTATTGATTCAATTGCTATCTTTACTGTTTCTGCATCGATTATTCCGCCAAAGGCATCAGATATGCTTTCTGAGATTGAGTTCAGCCCAATCTCAAGTAAACCAGGCACTGCTTCAAATACAGCAGCTACAAATCTGCCAACAGCAGGTATCAGATTGTTGAACACAAACGTTCCTATAGAATCAACCAATGGTTGGAGATACGTGTTCATGTCAACTCCGTCCTTGCCGTTCATCATAAGTCCAGCTAGAAAGTTATCCCATGAAGCTTTCATTGCTCCTAAGGAACCACTGAATGTAGTTGAAGCTTCTTTGTTGGTAGTACCCATGATTCCCATCTGTTCCTGTGTGACATGGATTGCCTGTACGATGTTGTCAAATGACAAGCTTTCTGCATCTACAGAATCGCTGACTGCAGCTGCATCTTTGATTAAACGCTGCATTTCCTCTTTTGTGCCACCGTAACCAAGCTTCAGGTTGTCCAACATCGTGTAGTTCTGCTTTGAAAATCCCTGGTATGCATTCTGAATATCGCCAATATCTGTTCCAAATTTATTTGCATTGTCTGACATGTCTACCATTGCAGTATTTGCATATTCAGCAGCCTTGGCAGTATCACCACCTAATCCCTGCAGCAGTGAAGCACTGAATGATGTTACATTCTTCATGTATTCATTTGCACTTACACCTGCAGTTCTGTATGCGTCGTCGGCATATTTTCTGATAATTGCAGAGCTTTCAGCAAAGAGAGTTTCAACACCGCCAATCTGCTGTTCCAGATCAGCACCAATATCAAATGCTTTCTTTATTGTTGCACCGATAGCAAGCGTTGAAACAAGCTTTATAGCTGTATTTTTCAGTGACTGCATCATGCTTGTTCCACTTGCTACACCTGCTTCATTGCCTGCCTTTACACCTTCGCCATTTAAAAAGGCAGAGATCTTTGAACCTGTGCCTTCCATAGATGGAATAATTTGTATATACGCTTTGCCTAACGTTGCGCCATCTGCCATATTATCCACCTCCTAATATTCTCATCTTGGCTTTTTCATAGCTGTTGACAGAATCAAAAGCCATGTTTTCTTTTTGCTCAGTAACATTCAGCCATCTGTCTACAATAGAAGCTGGTCTATTGATACCGTGCTTTGCATTTGAAGTCATTGAATAGAGATAAGCATTCAAATCATCATAAATGGCAGCAAGCATCAGTTCTGACTTTGAAATATTACGTTTTGATAGTTTCCGCATTATTCGTGAGTCTTCAGGCAACCCTGCGGACAAAGTTGCAACGAGTTCGACAGGCTTAGATTTGTAGTCAAACACATGGTAATACTGCGCAAGATCACAGATCAGACTGTCTTCATCCGTTGCAATCATGGTTGCCAAGACTAGGAGTTTTTTACTTTATTGTTCTCCTGTGCGCATTTTTCAAGAATGCCAGAAAATTCTTCAATTACATAGTTTGTTTCTGCAACTCCACCGTGATGACCAGCTACATGTTCATATAATCTTTCTTCATCTTTTTCTGAAAGAATCATACCAATCATGTCGATGCATGCATTCAGCTTGTTTGAATCTTCTACTTCATTGCTTGTAAGAGCTTTATATTTTTTCCAGAATCTGATATCTGAAATTTTATTTTCATTGACTTCCGCTTCAAAACCTGTCTTTGTAGTAACCTTGATCATTTATTACACTTCTCCCTTTTTGATGTAGTAATCGTAGGAAGCTGTTCCTGTAGCATCTACAGAAGCAGTAATTGTGACGTTGTATCCAACTGGCTCGCCATCCTTGTAGGAGATATCGCCAATAGATGTGATCTTTCCACTTGGGATGACAGTACGCTTTAGAATATTTCCGTTCATAATCTGTTCAACTACTAGTACTTCTGACTCCAGTTCGCCTGAAGTATTCTTTACAGTCATGCCAGTAGTGAAATCACCTGTAACATTGCCAGCACCGTGTGTATATTTCTGAACCTCTTCATTCAATGCTTCAATCAGAGTCAAAGAGAAAGTGGTTGTCTTACCTGTCTGATTTACCATCACGACATCGCCACCCCATGCTTTGACAGTATTTGTATCAATGGATGTAGATTCAGTCAAACCGTCTTCTGAAATGTATCCCAGGTTTTTGAATGCAGCGTTCAATGCTGTTTTTGCATCTGTAGGCAATTCAGTTCCTAAAGGTGCATGGAAAAAAGCGCCACCGACTTTAGGAGTTCCTGCTGTAACATTTGCTGAGTTATTTGTTGTCATTTGTTATTCCTTTCTACTCATCATAGTGAGTTAAATAGAACACCGCCTGGTAGCGGTATTCCTTTGTTTCTGTATCTGTAAAGTTATAATCAGAATTCAATCTGCATGAAGAAACGCCATGTGTTCCAGGCAGTGCATACATAGCCGATTTGACACGCTCATTCAGCACTGCTGCATCATACATAGACTGACCGATAGACTGTACTGCAAGAGTTGCATTGTTAAGCAGATTCACTCTTCCACCGCCTGTTCTCTCAATCATGACGTACTGTTCAGGCATATTTTCTTCATGTTCGAGAAATACCGGAAGCTTCAGTTCTGCTTCCAGATAGTTTCTAACAACAGCTTCTATGATCATCCTTTCACACTTCCTAACGCTTTCAGCAGCGTATTGTACTTGCAGTTGCTTCGTGCAGCATGCTGATTTACTGGATAGACCTTGACATTGGCTCTTGTCTGACCGACTGATGTTTTACTTTCATAACTGTCACCAGCGTGACCTGAACTGTTTGCTGAGTTCTTGATCTGCTCGCCATGCTGAGAAAGCATATTCTGCATTTCCTGTGACTTCATCAGTTCAATATATCCATTAGAATCATGTTCAAATTTCACTTTGCTATTCATAAGCTTCAACCGTCACTTTCTTATTCCAGCTGAGTGGAATATTCTCTGAAATACCTTCCTGTGGAATGCCGATTACGTGCCATCTTTTGCCGAAGAATCCAACGATTGCATTCTCCCATGAATGATTGTCCATCTTAGGAATACCAAGCGTATATGAAGCTTTATGGCCGTCTAATGAGGTGTTGCTCAGAATGTCTTCACTTGTGATAGGAGACACGAGTACATTTTCTACATCTTCAGCTTTTTCTTCATATACAGGATGGTTGAAAGCATCTTTCTTGCCTGTGTCTGCTCTTGAATAAAGAGTAACAGTAATACCTTTAATTCTATGCATTGCCGACTCCATAGAAATCAATAAAGCTTGCCTTCTGTTTGCGAAGCCCAAGCTTTTTGAGATCCTTATCAAGAATAGATGTGCCACCACCAGTATTCACGTATGTTCCACTCCATGTATAGCCAAGAGCAGACTGTGATTCCTGCTGCAGATTGTATGTATTGCTTGATGAATCCTGATCCAGTCTGCGGATAACAATATCACAAGTAACCATCTTGACTACATTTGCATAGTCTTCATCCTCTGCCATCATTGCATCAAGATCCCTGTTGCATTCCTTCGCCTTGATTCTCAAGGCACTTGATACATCTTTCAGCAGTACTTCTGCTTTGACAGTTTCCTCTGATGTCAGCAGTCTGTACCGATTAATAACGTCTGTTACTGTAGCAAATGGTTCCCTCATAAATCATCATCCTTTCTTTACAGGTTTCTTTTGTGGTTTCTTAGATTCTGTTTCTTCTTCCTGTGGTTCTTCAACTGACTGTGGCTCGGAAGGCTCTAAAGCCTCCCAGTTCACATCAGTCAGAACACAAGAAATATCAATCACAGAACCGTTTTTAATATTTCTGTATTTCATAGCTTATTAAGCGTCAGCCTTTACAATCTTCTTGAATGAGTCAGTATCTAAGATTCCCCAGCCAATGTATGCTTCAGCTCTTAATACAATCTGGTTAGTTTTCTTTAAATCACCCTGTCCATCTGGATCACCGTATTCAATGATTTCCATTGGGATATTTTCTGCGAAACCCCATTTAAATGCATTAGCAAAGTCACCGACAATTGCTAAATCCTTGGATGTCTTGAATGATACAGTGTTGTTAATATCAGAAGGAACACTTGCGAATGTACCAGGGTTGCCGCCGAATCTGAATTCAGGATACTGAACTACACCGTTTACTTTGATTTTAGCTAAGTCGCTTCCAAATGATGGTGCCATTGCAATACCAGTAATTGCTCCATCAGAAGCAACAATTGCCTGAATTGCTGCATCGAGAGTATCATCTTCAGAACCGGCTGTTACTGTTACGGATCCAACTGCTGCCATATCAAAGTTCTTGCTTGCAATAGCCTCACACGCATCACCTGTTGCAGGATTTACACCGTGCATTGCTGCAATATCCAGAGCTCTTGCCATCTTCTTTGCAAAGCCGTCTGTGAAAGCCTGCAAATATGGAACCTGCTTTTCTTCAGACATGTTCACAAATTCGTCTGTCAGTCTGTGCTGATATACAAACTTAACCGGTGCAATTGTTACTGGTTTAAATCCTGCATCACCTGCTGGCTTGACACCGCCTTCACCGACAATAGATGCTTCACCATCCATTGTAAATACAAACTGTGATGTTCCTGAAAATGGAATAGGTTCCTGCTTTGAAAGCTTTGCTAATGTAGAACGACCAGCTACTTTGCTGAAAATCTGTGGAATTAATTCCGCTGGAAATAAATCTGTAGTTTTTGTAATTGTTGCCATTTGTTATTCTCCTCTTAGGTTTTTCGCCATCTGTAAATAAATCTGTTTAGATGTATCACCTTTTTGATCTTCATGATTTGCTAAAGGTGGTACCTGTCCTCGATTACCAATGAATTTAGATAATGCTTCTGCATCCTTTCGAATGTCTTCTTCTGTAGTTCCGGACAATCTAGAAGCCATTTCATAAGGAATACCATTTTCATGTGCGATTCTCATTTTTACCGAGTTGGTCTCGTAAGCACTGATTTTGGCATCTTTTTCTGCAAGCTGTTTGTCATAGTCTGCATACTTGCTCGCATTTTCTGTGATGGAAGTATTCAAGCCCTTGATCTTAGAGTCATATTCATCCTTAATCTTTTGAAGCTCTTCAGGTGATGTATAACCATCAAACTTCTTAGTCATAGTTGAGCGCTCACGCTCAAGTCTCTCTTTCAATGCTGCTTCGAATGCTTCCTGTGTCTCAATTGGTGTGAATGTCATGTTTAAGTCTCCTTTTCCTACTTTCCGTGTAGTGTACGTAATATCTAAAAAAGCAGCTGATATAAGCTGCTTTAATAGTGAATAACCTGTTTCCGTCTTTCTTTAGCGGTCTTTGCCTGCCAGAAAGCGAAAACCATACTTTCCATAAGGCATATATCTATGCCTTCTTTAATACTTTGATATCCATAACCGCCTTGACTGCCTATCAGTCTCTTCTGGCAGTTGCTGACTGACTGAGCAAGTGATGGCTGTCCCATATGGACAACCAGGCCTTGATCTAGTGATGTTTTAAATACATCATTTGCGGTAATTACTTCTGATGTCTTTGGAATGATAATGTGCTTCAGCTTCATATCCTTCAGTTCTTCTTCAAGAGTTGCAGATCCATTGCCGTCAATGGTAATAGATGCAATATCTGCCTGCTTTAGAAAGCGCAGCATCCATTTATTGCCATTGAGTCTAGGCTGACAGTCTATAGACTCTACGAATACTTTTTCACTTGTGGTCTTACATGCGATAGACATTGCCACATTCTGACCATCAATTCCAAATTTTATTCCAACATAGAGCTTTCCTTTCAGTTCTGGAAGAGATGTAAGTTTACATTCATTCCACTGCACTTCAGAAATGAAAGATTTCAGATTCTTCTTTGACCAGTATCCTAAACGCTGAATGTTGAAATCAAGATCATCATCACCAATTTCATCTTTGATGATACGTTCTGTGAAAATCGTACCCAATGATGGATTGGTTTCATACCAGGCTTCTACATCATGAACGTCTGTCATCGAATCAACAGACCATTCCGCCCATCCAGTATTCTCTGTTTCACCAGAGAGCGCCTTATTTCTCATTTTCATAAATACGGTTCCACTAGACACCATTGTGGGTGGTGTTCCACAAAACAGTGTCTGAGGATTTTTTGAAGATGAAACAACATACTTTAATGTTGTTTCTTGATCATCTTGATATTCTTGTGCTTCATCAATGATCATCAAATCGAAGCCTTCACCAAGTCCACCTTTAGATGTTCTAGTTCTGAAACTTACTTTCCCATCGCTAGATGGAAATTCTATTGTTTCAAGTCCGTATTGCTTATGAGCAATATAATCATGCTTGTCTTTATATCCTGCATCTTCCAATAGCTTCAGCAATCTATAGAAAGCACTAGATGATGTTGGAGTTCTATGAGCTGTGTGAAGTACTTGTTCACCTTCAATCAGTCCATACATTTCACGAATCGTAACGACTTCATTCTTACCATTACGTCTAGGAACTGCATAGCCAAACTTTGTATGGACCCATAATCCTTCTTCGTTGTAGGATAGCATGTCATAAATCAGAAGCTTCTGCCAATCCTGTGCCTGTCTGCCAGTCTTCTCATAGATATCAATTGCTTCTTTTCCATATGTTTTTTCATATGGTAGAACTACGGATTTTGTAGGAGTCTGGCGACCTAATCTCTTAGGTTCTGCCATATATCCTCCTTATCCGTTACAAAACTTTGGTGGTCTAAATATTTTTTTCATATTATCTCCAAAATAAAAGCAACCTTTATGGTTGCAGTGTCATAAAAACAATTCCCAAATAGGCTTAGCTTCAATTAGTGTTTCGCAAATCTTTCTAATCTTTGAATTATCTTGAAGATAATCAATTCCATCAGGTGTTATTTTCAGACTTTGATAATCAATCATCACAATATCACCACCCCAAGCCTTTACACATGTACCTTTAACCAATCCCTGTTCAATCATCATTGATACAGTTTCCATCAATTGTTCTTCTTTTACAGGAAAATCTTTTGTTAAAGGTGAAATATAATCTTTTTCAATTTCTTTTTGCTTGTACTTTTTATATAAATAAACAAGTATCTTAGCTACCAATGTATAGTAATCGTCTTTTGCCATAAACAAAACCTTTATTTTTTTCTGATCTAAAATATCTTTATGTTTGCTGGCTCTAAATAAGTGGTGTAATATCTTTAATGTCTTTCAGAAACTGTTTTGCTTTTTCAGCTAATGAATTTTCACAAAGATAATCAATGCCTTTTGGCGTAATTTGGCAGTTAGGAAACTGTTCTTTCAAATAATAGCCATTGCCTACGGTAATATTTGACAATCCAGTAATATATCCATCTTTTGATAGATTTTTAAAGATGTATACCCAATAAGTTCTGTTTATCTGAAATAAGCCACCATCATACATAAGCATTTCTGCCTCAACTGATTCACCTTTTTTCAGTTGTACATAAAGATATGCAAGTATTTTATATACAATCACATAATAATCGTCTTTTGCCATTATAAATCACCTAAGATATCTAAAATGCTTTCACACATTAAACCATCATAAGTTGGTTCGTATTCTTTATCAAAGCCATACACCATTAAACGAACAGATGCCTTTTCAAAAATACTACAAACTTGGTCATCGGACAACTTTAAAGCATCAATTGAAATATTACTTTTTTCGTTTAAAACATCCTTTATATATTTAATTTGCTTTTCACTAAATTTTGTGTTCATTTTACTTTTTTGTATTTTTTTCTCATAGAAGATGGTGTTCTATATGTTGTAATTACTACATTCGTTTCTGGATTTACAACTGTAGTAATTTTAAACCCTATATAATTCATACAAGGTTTGCCGTTTCTATCATAATAAATTTCAGTTACATGAATTGCATTTTTCTTTGCATATTCAATTGCTCTATCATCAATATTTCTTTTTTTACTTCTTTGTTTAGCATGATCCGTTTTATTTGCAAATAATTGATCTTTAAGTTTGAATTTAACTCTTTTATTATAGCTTTCCTTATTTAATTTTTCTATGCTGCTATTTATTCTTTTTGATTTTTCTTTTGAAAAGCTATTGTATCCACCTTTACTTGTCTGATAACTTTTTTCGCCATTATTGTTATATTCAATAACGCAGTGACAACCTTCATGACGCTGGAACATGCCATTCTTGAATGCTTCATCATATGGGACATTTGACTTTGCTCTTTCAAGACACCATGTGCATGCTCTTTTATCCGACAAGCCAACTCCATCATATGTGCGTGATACTGTTACTTTGTATCCTGCTTTTGCCTGTGTTTTAGCGTTGTACTGCTGATATGTATCTACATGCTTGTTGGCTGAAAGCTCTGCTTTGCTTTTGTATTTTTCTATATCAGCTTTATAGTCATCAGATGATGAAACACTCTGATCAAGCAACTGATTGTACTTGATCATCTTGACCGGCTTCATTCCAAGTCCACTGTCTTTATTCAGTGAACTCTGAAGATCATACAGGTACGTGTCTACATGATTGAAATAGTTCTTACAGTACTGACTGTTCTTGAGCATTTCGAGTACTTTCTGAGAGTCATCAGGATAAATCTCCGAAGCACTTTCAACAAGCAACTTGCTGAGCAATGAAGAATACTCAAGTGCTTCTGCATATGTAGCTGTTCCGTTACCGACTGCTTTCATCAGCTTCTGCACTTCAGAGTTTTTCTGAACATGTTCAAGAAACAGATTCCAGGCTTTTTTTACTTCATCATTCATCACTGTCGATTCCTGTCAGATCTCGCAGATTCTCAGCGTTGAAGTAACCTGGAACAGCACTGTTCACCTTGACTGCAGCATCACCAATCATGCCAATGGCATTTGCATCCGGTTCAAATACAGGTTCCCAGATTGGTTTTGTTTCATAAAGCACTTCTCGATTGTAATCAAATTCATCTCTCAAGCATGCAGCTAAATATCCTGCATTCAAGAATCCAATGCCGAACTGTCTCTGGGCTTTTCTAGCAGTCAGTCTTAAATTCTCATGCGATGCTCTGATTGCATCTACACTTGCAGGATTTGATTTAGAGAAGCCTAGATCATCCAATGTCAGACCTACCTCTCCAGCAAACAGAGAAGCCTGCGTTTCGATTTCATCAATGTACGGTGCAAGGCTTGCCTGCTGGAACTGCCCAAGGTCTGGTTTAGTTCCATCTTCACTTGCACTGATATTCAAGAAAGAACTCATCCATGCTCTTGATGAATCGAATTCCATATCCGGATCACTTCCAGCAATATATTTCTGAACAAAGGCATTTGTTTCAGAGCAGATAGCCATATTCAACAGTGTATCTGCGGTATTATCCTGGTAACGCATGCATGCTCTGCTGATTCTCGAATGACCGAATGGACGCTTTGCATCTGGTCTGTATACAATTGGCACAAGCAGTGGATAAGAGCAGATATTTTCAATTCTGTATGGTTCCTGACCTTTAATATAGAAATCTGTATATCCTTTAGCGAAGTACGCTTCAGAAATAATCTGATCATTCTCATCACGATCAAGAACTGCATAACCTTCTTCCAGCATGCCAGTTATCTCATCCATGATACCTGTTGCATTGTAGCCATCAATGACCTGCATGCGAGGATATCCGTTTTTATCCATTGAGATGTAAATGAAGTCACAGCTTGTAATCAATGCACCAAGAATGGCACTGTCTGCAAGTACATCAAAGTTATTCATCTGATAGATAGAAGTCAGATCAAGATTATCATTCCTGAATCCTCTGAATTGCAGTCTGTCAGCCAAACTGTCTACTGCCTTGGTGCACCATCCAAGCTTGATTGAGAATTTGTTTCTCAGCTCAACAGGCACCATCAGATTTCTTGGTGTATGACATTCCTTCATCTCGTAGTATCTGTAGCGAGTCTGAACTCTAGACTGCTTCAGTGCAAGTTTACGTTTTAAATATCCAATTCCTTGTGCCATTTAGCACCTCCTTGTATAAAAAAAGCACTCTGATTTCAGAATGCTAAGCGTTTCCGCGAGATATATTCGCAGTGCGGGCGGGTTATCAGCCTGGCAGGCTCTTGGGGAGGTATGCCCCCTATTTGGACCTGTATTCAGCCCAGTTCATTGACTGAGGAAGAATACGATTGCTTATTGCCTTGTCATCAGCCAGGAAGACTATCTTTGCTGTCTTGTCAGCCTTTGCTCTGTTGCATGACAGATGTGCAAGCTGAAGATTGTCTATGTCTGAAGGATGACCGCCTTTAGAAACAGGAACAATATGATCAATCGTTGCTGACATAGGATGAGGAAACTTCAGAGAGAAGTCTACAGGTCTGCCACATAGGGCACAGACAGTCTGAGTTGCATAGATTCTCTTCTTGTTCTTATCGAATGCTGCACGATGCGTTCCGTCTTTGTCTGGTCTGTTTCTAGCACCAGAGGTGCCTCTTCTAGCCATGTGTTACCTTTCGTGACAAGTAAACCTTGCGCCAGTGTGTGTAAGCCGGGCACTTGCCTGGAACGTTACAGTGACTGCGCATGTCACACTGTCCACATGGTGACTTTGCATCCTTGTTTAATTGTTTAAGCTTGTTTATATTTCTATCCATAGTCACCTCTTTATTCTGTTAGCCATCCTGTACCATTTCTGATACTTCTTGCATCGTACCCAGTCAGTACAGATGGCAGTGCAATATAGACATGGTGAAGTGTACAGCTGTTTCAGCCGTCTCATATGTTGCTTGTATTCTTCGTTTGATAAGTGAGATACATCAATTACATCTTCATCCATGATCATTCCTCTTTAAAGGCACAGTCAATCAATATTACAGTTGTTCTAAAAATAGGGAGGACTGACAGTGCCAACATAAAAAGAGAGCTCTCAATGAACTCTCTTTCGACACTACCATAATAGCATGTAGTATTTGGACAATTTGGACAGATTTATTTTTTACAGATTTAATTCTCTTTTTAGAGCGCTTTGCAATATTTTTGATAAACTCAGTCCTTCTTTTGTGGCTTTTTTGTCTAGCCATTCTGGAATTGATACTGTTTTTCTGACTGCCTTATTGGAATGCTTTTCTTTCCAATCTAATTCATCATATCCGATTGCAATTACTTTTTCATTTGGATATTGTTTGAATACCTCGTCAATTTCTACAGGTGTTGGAATATCGTTTCCAATATCTTCTTGTGAATCAATCCATTCACCTAACGCATCTTCAGCCATTATGCATGCTTCATTAAAATCATTACCTTCGGTTAAGCATCCTTTCAGAGTAGGAAACTCCACCCAATACTTGCCATCTTCATAATGAAATACTGCTGGATAAAACTTTTTCATGTTTATATTTAAGGCATTTCCAAAGAAGCGGTTATTTCAAACCAGCCTCTTTGATGATTGCTCTTTCTAGTCCTTTACCAAGTTCTTTCTTGTGTCTAGGAACGACTACAGTTACTTTTGTTTTTAGATTTGTATACTTTGTGTGATTTCCACCTTCAACAACTATCGTATATCCATTCTTTTTTAGTAACTTTCCCATTTCTTTGGGAGTCATTGGCATTGCCTTATCTCCTTTCTGCCCTTATATTATATTACATAATTTTACGTAATACAATGCTTTTACGTAATTTTATATAATTATTCTTTTCCGAAGTATCGAAATACAGATTTTCTGGCATTGTAGTAATTGCTGTTTTTGTATCCGTATACTCGTTTTGATGTCTCTTTCCACGTATAGCCTAGCAGATAATGGTATCTGATACATGTCCTGATGTTTATGTCTTTTACTGTATCGAGCCAGCTTTCAATTTCATTAGACCTTGTTCTAAGATCATTGATTTTAGTATTGTATATTGTCTCAAGTTTTTGAATTTTCTTTAGTGCAGCTTCAATTGGAGAGCGTGGCTCTGAATTAAAAGATCCAGCAGAACTGAACGATGGCGAGTGGTAAGTATTGTACATTACACAGATCTGTTCGTTAAGTGCATCGATCTCTGCAGACAGCCATCTGTATTGTTCAAGTTCCTCGATTGTCACTTTCTGCCCCTCATAATCCTAACTCCTCTAATGTGTAATATTTGTTTAGCTCCATCCCTTTATACATCGAATCTGCTTTAAAATACGGAAAACTCAAATAACCCTCATCAGAAAATAAAATATTAATATATCTCTTATTTTCTGAATATTGACATTTAAACTTTGTAATGTACTTGACTTTATTTCTGAAAGGCTTAATGACTGCTTTCAAATATTCCTTTTCTACTTCATCTAGAACTGGCTCTTTGTATTCTGATAAAAGCCAGTTCATAACTTTTGCTTTGCAATCATTGCATGTAGCTGGAATACAAACTCCATTATTAAACAAATCAATAACACAACATGTCAAATCACTACAACGGTTATTCAATAATTCATCTTTGTACTTTTCAATATTTTTCATAGTTCCTGTCTTTTTCCCTCATCTAAATATTTCTCATACTTATTCATTTATGGCTTTGCACCCATCCTAATTCTTCACACTGTTTATTAATTGCTTCCAGTGTGATCATATTTATATTGTAAAATCCAACTCCGATTAGTTTTGCTTTTTTTTCAAAACGGATATAGTCTATATCAGAACGGGAAAACTCAATTGTATTTGCATTTTCAATTTTGATGTAGCCACACTCTTCAAACATTTCTTCAGCGTTCATTTTCTTTCTCCTCTAATGCATCAATTAAATCCTGCAAGCCTGACAGCAAGCAATCACGATATGGCTTGCCTATAGGGCATCTTGTACATAATTTTCCTACACAAAAACGCTCATACAACTTGTCATAGCAGGTACCTAATTTCTCTACACACTCTTCAATTTCTTTGTTCATGATTACCCTCCTAAAAATTCAGCTTCCGCTACATAGTCCATTCCTCGTGCAATGACTCCTGGATACACCTTGATTCTTACATTTGCATCAAATCCAAGTTCATACAGATCATGCTCAAGTGATTTTTCTATATGGCTCAGTGCATTCTTTCTTACTGCTTCTGGTGGAACAAGTGTCGTGCATGATTCAAGCAGGTACTTGATCATCCATCCGTACTCATGCTCCATAGTTTCATCACGCAGTTCCTTTGGTACAGTCTTCCATCTGTTAATGACGTTCATGGCTGTCACTCCATTCGTGCCATTCCTTCCATTCCTTGATTTCTCGATAGTACGCAATTCCAACATATGTGTATCCGATTACCAGAACTGCAAGGAACACAGCAATTGTTACTTTGTAATGCACAATCATTTCATAAATAATCTGTCCTATTAATTCATTCAAATTTATTCACGCACCTTTCTATTATCTTTTCACGCATGTCTATCAGACTGTTCAGATAGTCAATTGACTGCTCATGCTCTCTGATACGCTTTTTGTACAGTCTGATTTCGTTTTTCAGTTCTTTCAGGAACCGTTCTTCATTAAAAGTTTTCACAAGTCATTCATCCTCTACTTCAAATACGACAAGTCGGTTGCCCTTGCTGCGTTTCCTCGATGCCGGATGCGTGCAGAACCTTAAAGTCGTTTCTGCATAGCCTGTTTTTTCAGCGAGTTCCTTGATCGTTCCAATTGCAATAAATTCATCGCCTTTATAGCATGCAAATTCTTTTGTCGGTCTGCCACTCATTTATTCCTCCAGCTTGGATTCAGCCATTTTCTTTTCTTCGAATGATCCTCTCTTCACAAGCTTTCCATCCACTACTGTGTAGTACTTCCAGTATTCATCCTCAGTCAGTGCATCCTTTATAGATCTGATTATTTTGTTAATCAGATCAACACAGAAATCAATGGCTGCATTGTCTGCTGCATCTTTGGTATTTCTTTTTCTGAGTTTATCTAAATAGCTTTGAAGTCCTTTTTCTGTTGCAATAGTCTGATTCCAATAAAGCTTATAGATCTGGTCTTCATCAGTAACTGTTTCGCCTTTGACTTTAAATGGCTTGCATTTAATTCGATATTTTTTGTCAACAGCATTGAGTGCGTTTGTCATAACCTCTATAGCCATCCTGTAGCCTTGGATCTCTGACTCTGTCAAATTCATATCTTTCATAATTATTCAGAAGGGAATCTTTTTGGTGCTGATCTGACAGGAAGCCTCTCCATCCAGGTCACGCAATGTAACATAGCCTTTAGGTGCTTTTATTTTCGGAAAGACAAGCTCTCCAAACAGCAGAGCATCAAGTTCCCTTTTCTTCCTTTCCTCATCCGAAGCATCATCTTCCAGGATGATAATATTTTTCTTTTTCTTCTTCATAAAATCTCTGTCGGCACTAAGCACTAGCACTACCGTAGGCAAGTGTGCATTCAAAGCACTTGCTCTACGTAGTGTGTGCCATGTGAGCTAGGCATATAGATAGGCATATTACTATATATAGTTTTGCCGACCACCTAGCTCGGCAAAAGGTCGGCAGTCGGCATTTCTTTAGTATTTGCCGACCGTGTAGCTCGGCAAGCGTGCCGACCTAATTTTCAGTGCCAAATCCATAAACTTTTTTCTGACCTTCCAGCCCTTTTTGAATTAAATCAGCTTTTTTGAATTTGCGTCTAACTGTTCTTTCTGATAGTTCTTCTCCATACAGTTCATAGTATTTATCTATGAAATCATAGATTGTACATTCACCACCTAATTCATTCACGACTTTGAGTGTACGCTCTTTCTCATCTGCCAGTTCATACTGAGTTTTTTTGGCTGGCTTCTCTCCCAGGAAATCGACATCATCCAGGATTCCATTCACGTCTTTTTCAAATACCAAAGTTGAGTACTCTCTGCCTTTGTATTCTTTCTTGAATCCCATAGAGAACAGATTGATTGGTTCAATCGATGCAAACTCTCTCAGTGATGACTCAAGTCTGAACGCTTTCTTACCAGGATCATTGACTGAGAACCAATCAAGCTGAGTCAGACTGAGGATTGCATCCGGATCTCTTGCAAATGCTCCAGCTCCTGCACCTCTATCAATGACTGATTTGTTGCTCGAATTGCCTTTTGCGTAATGGTGAGCATAGATAATCGATGCACCTGTTTCCTGAGCAATATCATCAAATTCTCTGCACATTCTGCCTACGTCTGAATTAGAGTTCTCATCCCCATCCATTACCTTGTAAAGTGGATCCAGGATAATTACCTCAGCACCTACTGCCTTTGCCTTTCTAATGATTGAGTGCTTGATCTGCCCGATGCCTGCTGCCTTTCCTCTGAGGTTCCATACAATGATGTTCTCCAGGTGTGCTCCATCACCGACCATTCCTTTATACAGGTACTCTGCAAGTATGTCCTTTGCAAAAGTATCAAATGCCACTTCCAGGTTGATATACAGAACCTTGCACTGCCTGCATCTGTGGCCGAGCCAGTTCATACCTTCTGCAAATGAGAAGGCAAGATCAATCAGCAGATGTGTCTTTCCTGCCTTTGAAGTACTAGACAGGATCATCTTCCTTCCCTGTCTGAGAATTCCATCAATGACACAAGGTGCAAGAGTCGGAGGATTGTCAAACAGATCCGTAATACTGCTTACATCAGGTAGATTGTCATCCAATTCATCAATATAGTCTTTCCATTCGTTGTAGCTGGCAAATCCCTCATTTGTTCCAATCAAGAACTGCTTATGGTCTCCACGATAGCATCCAGGCAGTCTGGACAGTCTGCTTGGATTCTTGTTCTGCTTGTCCAGGCTGAGTCCGTTCTTCTCACATACCTTGAATAGATATTCAACTCTTGTTCTATATTCGACATAGCTTATAGCATCTATATGAACGATTGCGTGAATTGACTTTGAACCACTGTACACAAGCGCTGCACACGGAAGTTTGAGCTCTCTTATGACTGCAAGCTGAGTTGATAGATCCATATTGTCTGATTCAATCAGTGCATATTTATATTCAGTCACGTTGTCATTTCTTACACCGTGACCATCGAGTGGATTGAATCTGATCCAGGCACCACTTTTCTTATCGTAAGATCCAAATGCTTTCTCAATCGAATTTGATTTGTTCAGCTCATCAAGCACCTGGCCACAGGTAACTGTATATGTCCCTTTGTCAGATGGGATGTATTTGTTTCTGTCTGATATAAGCCTGGATTGCATCACATAGCCGATAATATCACTTGGCTCAAACAATGCGTTTAAATAGTCGGAGGCATCTTTAACAGGGTTCCAGTCACTGCCAGGTTCCACAAATTCATCCTTTTCAATCCATCCCTCTTGAACGATATTCTCTGATGGCAGTTCATCAGAGAATTCAATTCTTAGAGAATGATTTGAATAGTTTACTGTTGTCTGTGATTTTTTCTTCGGAGGTTCCCATCCATTATCTTTTGCCATCTTAACGATGCTTGCCCCTGTTACACCAATCTTTCCGAATGTATTCCATTTACGTTCACAGTCACCCTCGTGATAGCGATCATCTTTCTTTGACCACTCATCCCATACTGCACAGTCAAATCCCTCGACTTTGAGTGCCATGCCAATTTGACACCACTCCATGTAGTCACATCTGGATGGATCTATGTATTGCAGACATTCAGTTATTATTTCTCTGTTGTCCATGTCACACCTCCTTGATGTAGATTACCAGCTTAGGAACTTCCGCATATCGCTTTATGATCGTTTCTTTTACTACTTGCGAATCATCTTTAAATGCAAGTCCGTTGAGTGCATCTTTAACTTTTGCAATATTGTCTGTATCAGGCTTTTTTGTAGGAAAAATTTGATTCAAGACTGCCTGCTGATGCTTTTTCTTGCTCCATGACTTTGGAATCGAGAAGTAGGCAATCATTTTCATTTCGACTGCATTTTCAAACGGTACATGATCAGGATACATTTGTTGAAAAGCAAGAGAGACTAGATTCTCATACTTTGCAGTCTTGGCAGGAGTATAGGCTCTGCCCTGTCTAGTGAATCTAGGTCTTCCCTTGCCTACCGGTTCTCCAGGGACTTTAAATACCAATCCCTCAGAACATGTCATAATTCTTCTTAGCTTTAACCTTCTTTACAAACTTCTTGACCTGGTTGTACTTGTTGCCGTTGTATTCACGGTGATTGATGTAAACAGTACCTTTCATGCCTTCTACTTCATCCCATTCGATTGATACAACCTTTTCGCCATCGTCCATAACTCCAATTGACTTTGCGAATGCAGCCAACAAGCCTGCACATTCCTTGCAGATATAGAAATTGTTATTTACTGTGATCTTGCCCTGTTCTCCGCCATCTACTTCCAGTTCGACAGTTACCATTGGGCATGCTGGAACCTTTGCGCTGCCATTGTAGTCACCATATTTCACTTCTGTGACTACATATGGATACTCTCCCGGCTCAAGAAGTGTGTACTCCTTGTCTTCTACTTCGAATGATGTGTTGTACTTTGAATTTGCCATGATTATTTTTCTCCTTTAATTTTATTTTTTACCTTGCCAAAATTTGCCATCAGATAGTCAATGAAGTCTTCTTCGTAGTCGCAAGGTTCAACATTTGCTTCCACTACTCCACTGTCTACTACGAACTTCTTTAATTCATCAACTGTAATATTTGAATCATCCAGTCTTATCTTCAGCTCGCCCCACTTAGTAAGAGGTGTCTCTGATGGAGTTCCACCAGGTGCTTCTGAATCATCAATTGCCTTGCTGATACGCTCTGTATCTCTATCCTGTTCCGGTTCATGATCCAGTACGGCAACTGAATCTTTGTAGCTGTCCTGTTCTGCATAGATGTCTGAATAGTATTCCCGGATGATCGCATCTACCTTTGCCAGGTCATTATCGATTTCAGGCTTGTTAAACATTCCGATTGGTGACTTAACAGTGTCCGAACCATTGTTTCTTGTATGGAATGTGTAATGGCCATCATCGACTGATGTTCGAAGTACGATTGAGAACATACCCTCTAAAGTGATTTTCTCATCTAGCAGCTTGCCAATAGTCTTTGCTTTGGTGGTCTTGTCATCACTTGCAAGTTCTGTGTGCTGAAGAAAGTAGACTACCTTATCAGAAGGCAGCGCTTCACAGAACTTGATCAGGTTCCAGAAGTTCTGACCGATTTCAGTGAATTTATCAAACCCTCTTTCGGATGCTCTTCTCATGTATTCATCTGCCATCAGATACTGTGCATCATCGATTACGATTATCTTTCTAGTGGTTTTCTTCAGAAACCTTTTGATTTCTGCGTAGTTGTCAGAATCTAGTGTTTCAAACTGTTTCTTCCTGAACGGAAGTGGTTTCCCACATACATTTACAAGTGCAACATCATTTGGTTCAAAGTTGCGCATAGATGCAGATTTACCTGTTCCACTTGCACCAAGAATCATTACATTTATTGCCATGTCACTTGATCATCAAGTATTGCTTTCTTTCCCCAAGTTTTGCAAAACTTAACTTCTCTCCTTTCTTTAAAGCCTCTTTAATTCTTGCCTTGTCAGGTACGACTGTAGTCGTGCACCATTCCACTGGAACTTCTTTAGTCTCATCCAACTCAAGTGGCTGAGAGCTTGCTTTTCTTAAACTGAATGAGAACAGATCAGTCTTGAATTTCTCATCATCCATTGCCTGCATTGCTCGCATCAGGCTTTCTTTTAGACGTGCAACCTTTCTATCATTTGATTCCATTAACTCATCTAGTCTTTTGATTTCTGCTTCGATAGCCCCATTAGAAGCACTGAGTGATCTAATGATTCGTGCATAAGCATCTGCTTTGTTATGAAGTGAATCTTCAATTTTATCGAGCGCTTCATAATCGATTTCCCCTGTTTCAGGGTCAGCATTATCAAGGATTGCCTGGTATGCTTGTGGTATTTCATAAAGAAACATTTTTCTTCTCCTCCTTGACTTCCTCTAACAGCTGATCACATGTCACATGGCGTGGATATCCAATGTATCTAGGTGGAATCTTTCTTCCACATGACACTGACTGTATAATTTCATTTGTTGCTGGGTCTACAGAGAATTTAATCTGCAGATCCACATAGCGTGGTTTGTAGTAATCCACCCTGTTGTCAAAGTAGCTTTCTGCCACTTCTGATAAATACTTTGTCAATTCTTGTTTAATTGCTTCAAGATCAATCATTTCTATCTCCTGTCCTCAATCATTTCTGTTAATTCATCAATCAGGTCTTGGCTTCTGTGTGCCATTAGCTTGTCATATACTTCCTTGTCAGCATCTTCGGCATGGTCAAGGATATAGCCAAATGCAGTTACAATCTGTGCATCCAGTTCATATATATCTTGGTCTGTCACTTCCTCTTCCTGAATGCATTGTTGCTTTGACAATGAACCATTGTTCTTGCTGCACATATACATATGCTTCATCATCCTCTTGCTTTCTCATTCTCAATCAGCTGCATGACTTTAATCAGCGCAGACTTGTCTACATAGAGCTGATCGTGTTCTGTGTGGATCAGATACTTTCCGTTGCATCCGTCAGTGATATCGAAGCGAACAGGTCTGCCCTGCTGTGTTACTGCATCTACTTCATATGCATCCAAGTGAAAGTTACTTTGCATTGCTTCCATCTCCTTCCATAAATTCCAATTAATCATTATCTCGTGACCTTAGAAGAGCATTCTCTGCCTCCAATTGCTGAACTCTCAATTCAGATTTATGCAGTGCATCAAATTGCTGCTCATTCAGCTTTTCGAGATCACTAACTCTTCTCCTAAGTACATTGTTCCTTTCTTCCAGGAACTTGATTCTTGCGATAGCTGTCATAGAATCAATATTCCTAGCTGAATGGCTACAAGCGTGAGTATTGCAATTGTCATTCCACAGATAAGTACAGCATCACTGTTGCTGATAGTCTGCACTGGTTCTTCTTCAACTGCTTTCCTTCTTGCAAAAGAGGCAATTTCCAATGGTTTATCGAAATGATGCACCTCTAGAGCCTTTTTTTCATCCATTGTTTGCACCTTTCCTTTCTTCCAGTGCTTTCAATCTCTCTGCCCAGCGTTCTGCTTTACTGGCAATAATTTCATAATCCAAATGGATCCATGCAACTTCAGCTGCATTTGATACATCAGAGTATTCCTCAATGATGTTGTTCATATAAGCTTCTGGATCATGTTCCTCGCATGGATTTGTTCCTTCGAGTGCTCTGATGTATTTGAGACAAGCCTGTGAAAGCTCAGATGCTTCCTCAGCAAGCTGCATAATGAGCACTTTTCTGTCTAGCTTTGAGTGAACATAGTGCTGTGCAACTGTTTTTCTTCTTACTACTTCCTGAATGTCTGTTCCATTAATGTTTTTCATGATCAGCCTCCAATATGATTGATGATGTCCTTTATCATTGCGAACCCACTGTCCATCGTGGTGCAGATGATTCTTGTACCACTTAGATAGTGAATAACTACGTGTGATTCATCTGATTCCTTTGATTTGATGTAAGTAATGTCTACAAGATCTCTGTAGCTGTATGTTGCCTTCAAAGTATTCAGCAGCATGTCGCAGATATATTGTTTGTCTTCCATATTTGCCCTTCTTTCTGTTAGAATATTTGTGAAGTCAATCGTAAATGCTTCACTTAGGTATCCAAATGTACTGGATGCCTTTTTTATTTGGCATATACACCAGCTTGCTTCTTCAGTGTTTCAAGCGACATGTTCACTACCTTTGCAATTGATGTAATGCGTACTTTTGCCGGTTCGATTCTGAATGCAAGCTCATTGTCAATCTTGTCTGCATAGTCATAAATTCGAACAGCAGTGTTGTAAGAGACACCAAGAAGCTTTCTGATATCAGCCTTGTTCAGATATATCTGATTGGCAATCTCTTCTCTTGTTTTAACTTTCTGCATCTTCAGTTCCTTTCAGAAACTTGTTGATGAAATACACCTGCCCTTCTCCAGTGCATTTAGGAGTCTTTGTAACTCGTACACTTCCATCAGGATTCTGCACTGTAGACTCTTTCACTTCGAATAGATGTAGATCCATACTCTTCTGTGTTGGCATATTCTTAGATGATCCTGACTTGATCAGATATCCATTCTGTCTGAGCCATTCGAATAAGCGCTTCTGCCCAATCTCATATCCGTTCTGCTTGATGATCTTTGCAAGATCTCCTACTAGAATCGATGTATGAGAAGTAGTTACTGCATCAGCGAATAGCGCTTTAGGTTTCATCTCCTGGATGATGATTTCTTTCTGCTTTAACTGCTCACCAGCCTTTAGAAGCAGATCAGCAATACTGTCAGGGTTGTGGGTGATGTCATAGGCCTTGTCGTCGGTCATATAGACACCGTTACGTCTGATAGAAGGCAGTACTTCTGAAGTAACCCAGTGCTTGAAACGCTTTGCGCTTGGAAGCTTAGAACCAAGGATTAAACTGTAGAGACCACTTTCGTTGATGACTGTTACTTCTCTTCTCTGACCTGCGTACTCGATTTGAGTACTCAGCTTATCCTCTTCACTCACATGAGCCGGAACTGCATTTTTAGGATTTGCATACCCAAGTGCTTCCGCCACATCTTTTCCTACAAACCAATTCTCACCGTCTACCTCGACTGTTCTTACTTCAAATTCTTCATTCTTAAATACTTGTACTTTTTTCATTGTTCTCCTTTCTTTGTGTCTTTTTAGGACACTTATAATTTAAAAAAAATACGATCAATTTGCAGTGCAGACAGTTTGTACAATTCTTTCATCTTCAAAATCTCTGGTTGAGTGAATCCATTATTAGATTTTTCATTAATTTTGTTAGAAAGTGTAGATACAGTCATACCAAGCTTTTTCGCTAAGGTATCATAATTATCTCCATTTTCCGTCATTACTGCTCTGAATAAATTTTTGTCCATCAGTACTCCTTTCTTTGTGTCTTTTTAGGACACCTTTATATTACAACTACTTATTGTTTTGTGCAACAAAAAAATTATATTTTAAAGAAACTTTTTTGTTGTATATGTTTATTTTTAAGGTATTATGTATTTGGAAAAAAGAAAGGAGGCAATCATGGGGACTAATAAAACTGGAGAAATTATTAAAAAATTAAGAAAAGAACATAAATTAACACAAGAACAATTAGGTTCAATTTTAGGTGTTCAAAAATCAGCTATTGCAAAATATGAGCGAGGAGAAATAGTTAACTTAAAAAGAGAAACGATTGAAAAACTCGCAGAAACATTTGATGTGATGCCATCTTATATTATGGGTATTTCAGATTCCCCTACTCATTCCATTTCTCTTTCGCCACATGAAATAGCATTAATCAAATCATATAGAACATCGCCAATATCAACACAATCAGCAATTGATATGTTGCTTGATATTACAGATAAAAACTAGCCTTTCCAACACAAAAATCGATACAAATTGTATCGTTTCTTTATTTAATTTAGCGAAATTCGAGTTTTATTGAGTTTTGCTTAACTAGAAACTCAATAGCTACGATATGGGATAGAATTGGAAAACCAGTGGCAAATTGATGGCAAAACATTGGCATAGACATTTTTAGAAAGGAAAAGATATGGACAAAAAATTCAAAACATACAATCAGCAAATGAAGTACCTTAGAGACAGCAAAAACATTATTTGCAATGGCAGTGATGATAAAACAATATTGATTCGAACAGGTTATTTTAATCTCATTAATGGTTACAAAACACCCTTTGTACAATCGTTAGATTCACAAGGAAAACATATTTACTATGGCGGAACATCAATAGAACACTTCTATGCTGTTAAAAAATTTGATGATGAAATCAGACATATATTGTTAAAATACTTGACTAAAGTCGAAGAAGAAATGCGTACAGTAATTGGTTATGAATTTGACAAATTCAATAATAACGCAAAAATTAACTGGTATGAAGTGCAGGCATATTCTCCAAATGCTCAAGCAACTGATATTATTAAATCAATATCAAATTGTTATAGCGATATAAGTGAAAATCGTTCTGATTATGTAAAACATTATTTAGATAATCATCACATTATTCCCACATGGGTTTTGATGAAGGTTATATCTTTTTCGCACTTCATAAATTTCATAAACATCTGCAAGCAACCTGTCATAGAAACGGTTTGTGAGATTTATAGAATACTTGATGACAAAGGCGCACCTAGTAAAGATCTGCTGATTTCAATGCTACATCTGTTTAGAAAGATTAGAAATTCATGTGCACACAATGAAAGAATATACGAAATGCATCGTAAAAATGGAAGAGTAAACGCACCATTCAAAACGTTTCTTAAAAACCCAAAACCATATACAAATGTCAGATTGCAAACTTTAGTAGATTGCTTTGTCTGTCTCAGATACTTTCTAGATGATTGCGATTATTATTCCATGGTGAACTCTTTAAAAAGTGAATATATTGAATTACAAGGAAAAATTAATTCAAACGTATTTGACAAAGTTAGAGCGTCTACAGGTGTAAAACAGGTAAATTTATTTGATGAGTTATTATCAGTTAAGAAAAATATTGACTACAACAAGTTATAGTTGACATATCTTGGCAAGGTGCTAAAATAATTGCACAGAGAAATCCCAATCGGGATGAAAAGGAACCTTGCTAAATGCACGGTTCCTTTTCGCATTTTAGAGCAGTTAGAACGAATAAAGCCACTGAACAAGTCAGTGGCTCTACCCTACCCATTTGGGCTATCTTCACATATATTCTATCAGAAA